TATTATTTCATATCCTAATAAATATTTTTTAAATTCATCAAATGTAATTTTTATGTAACTTGGTGCATCACCCCAACTTGGCCATTCTCCAGGAATCCCAGCACCCCAGCAATTTATATATTTAATAGGAGGATTATAAAAATCTATAGATGAATTAAAATCAATTAGATTAATTTTCCAAGCATTTAAAACTTCTTTATTTTCATCTGTAATTTCAATATACCATTTATTAGGAAATACATATTCTTCCATTTATCATTTCATTTATTATTTCTAATGTTTTTTCTTCTTTTAGTTCTTTAAAGGTATCACTTAAATCTTTAATTTCAAAATAAAATTCTTCTAAATTAAATTCTTTTAATACTTCTTTAGAGGCTTTAATACCTGCATTGTCATTATCAAAATTTAATATAACTCTGTCAAATCTAGATTGAAGTATTTTAATCTTATCTTTCCAAGATGATAAACCTTCTGAATGAGGAGCTACTGCATTATAACCAAATCTTCTCCAACACATAACATCTTTCATTGATTTAGTTATAATACATATATCTCCTACCCAATCTAATTGATTATAACCTTGAAGATTATCATGACCTATATTACATAAAAATCTAAATTCTTTGTTTTTATAAAAATAAAGTTTCCATTTTTTTTCATCAGGAAAATAATAACCAATACAAGGATTGTTATTAGAATAAGTATAATACATTTCTCCATTTAACCAATAGTTTTGAATAGAATAAACATTATACATTTTACATAATTTAGATGTAATACCATATTGTTTAAGATATTCTATATCTGTTTTAGTAAAAGGTTGTATTTTACATTTAATATCTTTTTCTCGTTTAATATGGGTAATTATTTGTTTATTAATAACAAAGCTATTTCCTTTTCTACCTATAAACTGTTCATATATATCATCTAATGCTTCATAATAATTTAAATTTCTTATTTCCATTACTATTGTAACACAACTATAAGTTTTGTTAATAGCAAAATCTCTAAAAAATAAAGTATTATTATACCAAAAAAACTTACAATCTGGTTTTTTATCTGTTCTTAAAGGATTAATAAATTTTTTATTAAGTTCACAAAAACCCAAATAAAAAAGATAAACTTCTTCTTGAGAAATTCTACTGAATATCCAACTAAAATCTATCTTTTCTGGTTTATTGGGTAATTGATACATATTAAATTAAATTAGAATGGAATATCGTCAGATGCAGCACCCATTAATTCATCATCATTAGATGGAGCAATAGGAGTTTTAGTTATTCTTTCTTTATCTCCGATTCTTAAATCTTTAGCATCTAAAGCAATAAATCCAACATATTTAGTAAATATTAAATTGCCTTTATCATTGTAAACTAATTTAATAGCTACTTTTTTACCTTTGTTATTATCACCAATTAAGTTGATAACTCCTTGAGCAAATTCAGCATAGCTATTACCAGCCAATACAGCTTGTTCTTCTGGAATAAATTTAGTAATAATATGCTTTACTCTCTTAGCTAAAGATTGTTGAGATTTTTCTACATCTGCTGCTTGTTCTCCAACAGCCCATTCAATGTGTCTAAAAGTTTCTCCGTTAGCACCTTTAAAGTTAAACATTAAAGAAGGATCTCCTGAACCATCTTTTTTAGGAGATTTAAATTCAACTGATTCTAATTCAACTCCTGAATGAATACCAGGATTAAATTGTTTGTTTGTTGATTCTGATTTTGTTTCTGTGTTAAATCCGTATGACATATTTATTTAATTATTAATGTTTTATTGTGATATTGTTTTTGTAACTCTGCTGGATTGTTAATATATTTAGTCAACATACTAAGCAATGTTTCTTTATCTGTAATTGCAAATCTTTTACAACCTACTGCTAATACATAACCATATTCTAATGTTTCTATTTTAATTTCATAATTTTCAACATAATATGTATCATGTCTAACAGCCATTTCTTCTACTATTCTATCCATAATTATTAAGCGTTAATTAATTTCTTCTAAATTATCTAAAATTACAGTACCTTCACTAGTAGGTTCAAATGATTCATCTACTAATACATATTTAGGAGTTGTTGTCCTTTTAATAGTGATTTTCAATTCTAATTCTTTAGCCCAAGCTGTAATAATTCCTGCTGGAATATTAAAATGTGCTGATAATTCTTTCTTAGTCATTCCTTGACTTACTGCTTCTCTAAAAGCTGATCTTGTTACTTGTGTTTGTGACATATTTGTTTTTATTTATTGTTTTCTAAAATTACTACTTCTCCTTCTTCAGTTATTTTTGCATTTGCATCTGGAGCAAAATCCATAACTTCTTCTACTGTGTACATACCTTGAATTTTATCTGGAGCTATACGATTAGCACCTAATGATAAACAACGACTATACAACATTTGTTTAGGCATCTTAACCCAATTATCTTTTGTAGTCCAGCCTGCTTTTACAGCTTCTGACCAATAAAAAGAAGCTACATCAGTAATACTACCACGATAAAATTCAATAGTAGTTACTCTATCTTTAATTTCTTTACCGTCTTTATCTGTACCTCTAACTACTAATTCATAATCTTTAAGTGTTTTATAACCAACACCATTAGCCCATAATAAACCACCTAAAGCTTTAGCTGATAAAGCTAATCTACCTTGAATAGAATAAATTTGATGAAATGCTTGCATAGGTTTCAAACCTAAATCTTTACCGAATTGAGCAATAGTAAATGCTTGTTCAATAGTTTTAATGTTTGCTGGTAAACTCTTACTGTCAATAAGAATTTGTAATTGTTCCATTTCCGTTTTAGGAACTTCTCTTGTTACTGTTACTTCTGTCGTCATATATTTAAATTTTTGTAAGTTTCTTCTGTAATTGCTGTTGCTTCTGGTAATTCTTCATAATAAGTAGTTGCACCATTAAAGTATAATGGAATATAAGCATTTGCTAAACCATAATGTCTGTCTTTTAATATCTTCATTGATACATACTTATCTCTAAATCTCTTAATATCATAACCTCTATGTCTTGTTATATTATATCTAATAGGACTAAATAAACCCATAATAAAATGATAATCTCTAGCTGTTTCTTTACAATTAGCTAGACCTGGAATGGAAGGTTCCAATTTCTCATCTATTGATTGGCCTTGATAAAATTCTTGTTTATCATTAGTCATATCTTGTTGTTGAACAGCTATAGTTACACAATTAAGTTTTTTAACAAAATGCTTTAAGCAATAATGTTTGCTAAAATGACCTATTGTTTCATATTGAGTCTGTCCTTTTTCTGAAGTTAAAAGACTTAAATGATCAATGATAACAAATACCCATAAATTAGAATTATTAGGAATGTATTTTTTAGATACTTTTTCAGAAACTTGTTCTTCAAATTCTTCTACACCAATAGTTAAATGAAAATCATGAATAACTTTGTAAATACCATAAGGATTATAAACATGGTCAACAACTTCTATTTTACTAGACATATCATCAACCCATTCTTTACATTGTTTTATTTGTTCTAAAGTTTCATTACTTAATGTATAATTACCTAATGATTTTAACTGTGCAAGTGATAAAGATACGGAATATATTTCATATAACAAAGAAGAAATCATTGATAGCCAAAATTCTTCTTTACTTTCTTCAAGAGCAAAATACATTATCTTATAATCTATTTCAGGATGTTCTTTAACAAATTTATATACTGAAATGACTGATAAAAATTTAGTTAATTTTGTTTTACCTACTGAAGTTGCAGCTGTTACACAATAATAATGTCCTCTTTCCCAACCTGGAAACAAATTTGATAGACGTTTAAATGGGAATAATACTGAAGTTACTTTTCCTTCTTCTTTAGCTCTTTTATTAGCTTCAATATTTTCAATCAATTTATTAAATATCTGTTCCTGTTCCATAAGATTCCTCCATTAATTTTTTAACACTGTTTATGATTGCTTCGTTTAAGAAATTATCTAATTTGTATTTACAAAGACCTTTATCTACACCAAATTGAATAATAGCTTTTATTTCTTCATGTTTAATAATACTATTTTTAATTAATTTGACATATTTTTCTCTAAGTTTATCTAAATCACCACTTTTAGTAAACACTGTTTGTCCTTGTATATCCATTGTATCTGGATAAATTTCTAAAATTTCATCAAATGCAAAACTAGCATTAATAAACATAATATCAGAGAACTTTTGTGTAAGTATTAATTGGTCAATGGAATAAGTTAATACATCTTTTCCATTTATTTTTTGAACTGATTTCATACCCCACAAATATTCTTTATCTATTAAATCTTGAATTTCTGTTTCGGACCAACCTGCACCTTTAAGAGTCTTAGCAGCTGCTGACCATTTATAGATATTACCTATAGTTTTGAATCTAAGTTTATCATTACTCTTAAACATAGATTCAGAATTTAATAAATGAAGCAACAGAAATTGATTTGTACTTAATTTGTGTTTAATTAAAAATGCTACATAATCGTCACTATTTTGTAAAATATTCATACTTATATAATTAGTAATCTATCAATGATAGTTACTTGGAGGATTATATAGTATTTTTAATTAAAATAACCAATTAATTATTCTTCTGAAAAAACTTACTTTAACTTTCTTTTTTGCTCTTTGTTTTTGTCTAGCTGTTGTATTAGATTTTGTAACTTTAAGTCCAATAGTTTCAGCTAATTTATTAGTAATAGGTATTTTATCATTCCAAACAAAATGATTAATTTCTGTATTAAATTTAATAATATTATCTGTTTCTAAATGATATACTAATCTATTATCAATATGAAGATTTTGAGCTATTTCACTTTTACTTTTAGGTTTATAATTATCTACATAATTTTTAATATGCCCTAATCTAATAAAATATCTTTTTGTTATGTCTTGTTTGTTCATAATAGTTCAATTTCTTTTTTTACCTGTTCATAAAATCTTAAATCTTGTTCCATATTTTGAAGTTCAAATGAAAAATAATCAGGAAAATCTTCTTTTAAATAATTTTCAGTTCTTTCATCATATTCTTTTAAACCTTCAAGTATTTCTTCAACTGCTATTAATGCACATTGTTTGGCGAACTCTGCCATTGATACTCCTCTAGTAAAATCTTTTCCTAATTGCTCGTACTTATTGTACAGCTCTACTGCTTTTTCTTTTGCTGTCATGTTTAATCTTCTCTAGTTTCGTTATATTCTACTTTTTCGATCATTACTTTTTGCCAATCAATACCAAAATGTTTAGCCATGCTGAAACATACAAGCATAATGTCTATTAGTTCTTTGTCATCAATATCTTCATAATAACCATCGTTTGTATAGCTATTTTTAAATTCTTTAACTTCTTCATCTATCTTGTGAATAAAAACACTTAAAGGTTGTTTCATTGTTATCTGCCCTCTTTTAACTTGAGCAGCATAATTACGGTCTATTATTTCTTCTATTTTCATTTGTTATTTCCGTATGTTTCGTTGTAGTATTGTTCTGCATTCCTCGTTGAAAAAGAATCGTGTCCGTCTTCCCAAGCATCTATTATTTCTTGCTTTTCCATTTCTTTAACTTGTTGCCAATCAAACTTATCAGGTTCTCTTTGTTTTGTAATTTCATGTAACAAGTCAACTGCTGTTTTTTTACTCATATTATTTTCTATCTAAGGATATGTTTTTACAAAATTTAATTTCATGATTGCTAAGAGTCCAAATTTGACCATCATCCATAGCACAAGTAAACAGAAGGTTATGCTCTTGGCTGTAATCAATTACAAGAAAAGCATAACCTTCCATCTTATCTGACACTCTAAATATAGGTATCATTGGATTGAGTTGAATCATTGCCATAATTATAATATTATAAGTAAAGGTAATAATAAAGTAAAACAATATCTAATTTTATTCCAGTCAATTATTTTATCATGTAATTCTACAAAAGATTTAATAAAATCATTTTTTAAATCATGTTTATATCTAATATTTTTACCACCATATTGTGATATTTTATCTTCTTGTATAGTAGGAACCCATAAATATTCTTCTTCACCAGTAATATTGTTAGCTAAATTATATTTATGTTTATTTTCATTATGAGTAAGAAATATAACTTCAGCTTTAACTACATCTTTATAATCAACATAATCATTAACCATTTTAAATAAATCTTCATATTCTTCTAGCCAATTACCTGCAACTATTACAGGACTAAAATTAATATGTACATCATAACCAGCATCTATAAAAGCATCAATAGCTTTAATTCTATCAATAATTTTAGATGTATTAGGTTCTAATTTATCAGACATAATTTGAGGCATTAAACTAAATCTAATTCTAATTTTACCTTCAGGATTATAATCTAATAAATTTACATTAACATATTTAGTAGCAAATGACCCCATAGCTATAGGATGTTGTTTAAAGAAATCAAATATCTTTTCCCATTGATGATATTTTAAATGTAAAGCAAAATCTTCATTACAAGAAATGTCATAAGTAATATAATCAGGATGAGTTTGATTAGGTTTATCTACATTTGTAAAATAAGAATGGTTATTAATAGCTGTAAGAATATCTTCTGTATTAGTAGCTATTGATAACCCTTCATATTTATTTCTTTTCATATAACAATTATGGGTTAAAATACCATTAGCAAAATAATTTTCATTAGTTTTTACAGAAAAGTTGACAACCTTTGTTTTTTTGTGTATCTTTGTAATACTAGTAATCTTTTTAAAGTTTAATTCCATGAGTTGTTTTTATTGTGGCAAAATTACAAAAAAGGATACATCCTTTTGTAATAATATTTGTGAAAAAATGTATATTGAAATGTTTAATCAAATATCTAAACCTGTTTTTAGAACATTCCAGGAAGCTGGTAAATTTTACAAGAGAGATTTTAGAACTATGAAGAAGTTTGAAGGTTCTTTATTTTTAATAGATAAAAGCCTTCCTTCTGCTAATACTAAATGGGTAACTTGTAGATCTTGTGGAGAACAATCACCTAAATCTAAAGCTAGACAAGGGTATTGTTTTAATTGTACAAAACAAGGATTAGGTAAAAAGAATCAAGGCAAAATTATATCTAAAAGATATAAAGGTGCTGGTAATCCTAATTACTTAGATGGTTCATCTGTTTCTTTAGAGTACCAATCTAATGACTGGTACTTGTTAAAGAAAAATTTAAACTACAATACTTGTGCTATATCAGGTTTAACTAACAATATTGATTATCATCATATTATACCTAGATGGTTTTGTAAAATAGCCAACATAGATGTTTATGATAAAAATAATATTATTGGTTTAAATAATGATTATCACAAAATAGTTCATCATCTTCAATTAGATGTTGTGCTTTTACCCAACCTCTATTCTTTGTATAAAAAGGATGCTCACCAGTTACAGTCACAGTTTGTCCAGCTACTTCAATTACATAAAGTTCATCAATATCCCGTTGACCAATTGCAGTCACTAAGTCTATTTCAGGTTTCAAGGTATCCAGGGAAAAAGAAATTACTTGATCTCCTTCCTGGATTTCTCCAGCCTTTTTTACCCCTGTTGGAGTAGTTATTAAAGTGTCAAGTGTTACACAATAAGAACAATTAAACATACAACCATGTCCAAAACTAGGACTAATAAAATCTGTACTTCTACCTGATGGTCTAATAAGCATAGATTTTCTTATAACTTTTTCAATCATTGTTATTTCTTTTTAAATTGTTCAAACCTTAATCACATAAAAACAAACATAATAAAGGTATTAGTATCATTATCCATACTATTATATGTTGTTGAGTGTCATATTTATTCATATTATTTCTTTTTGAATTGTTCAGTTAAAAGTAAAAATTCAGCAGTTAATCCTGTTTCTCTGCTTTTTTTTACAATCTTAATTACCTCTTCCTCACTATACATTCTTTCAGCTTGCCATTTAGCACCATTGATAAATGCTTCTCTTTGATAGCTATTTGAATCGTGGTATCCATCCATTATAGATTCTATATTTACAGGATATATATTTTCAGCAGCTTCTTCAAGTGTTTCTTGTTCAGGTTCACAATCACAAGTTATAGTATGACCACAATAACATTTAATTTGTTTAGGTTTTTCTATAAAATTCAATCCTTTAATCCAAATTATATAAGGATGTCCAAACAAAGGTGGAATAATTGGAACAAAAGCACAACTTGGATTCTTAACAAACCATTCTA